GTCTTCATCATTGAGCGACCGGTCTGTAAGCTGTTGCCGTAGTTCAACGCATCAAGCAAGATGTGGTCGTCGATCTCGACCACGTCATCCATCTTTCGTCTGGCCTGGAGACGTGACTGTGGGGAGCCGACCTGCATCGCTCTCGTGCGCACGGCGCGGCCTTCCTTCTTATGGACGTACAGACCCCAATGAGTCGAGGCAATCGACGTGGCGATCTTCGAGCTACACGCACGAAGCCACGGCATCTCTGAATACGCATTCAGCAAGTTCTTCGTGCCGCGCTGTGGAGCATCGCCGCGCTCGGTAGGGAACAAGGCATTCAGTAGTCCGTGCGTGTCGGTGTTCGTTTTCTCGTCATCACTAAACACACCGACGACCGCTCGACTCGCCGCCTTCAACTTCTCGACAAATGTTGTAGAGCTATCCATAGTCAACCCTCGGGCCAGTAGACGCCGTCGCTTTTAAGGGCTTGCGATACCGCGTGCGAAGCTCGACTCTTGCGGATGGCGTCTAAGCGTTCTTGTGTGTGAGACGACGTGTGATCGAATTCCAACAGTCGCCAATCTTTGTTCGCAAACCGACGACGAGCTTCTACCGCTAACGCTAACGCACACACGCAGTCATCGTGCATGCCAGACGGAGCCGAGTAGCGCACACCGGTCGGCGTGTACTCATACTGGAAGGACATGAGTTCATTCGTGACGACACCTTCGGGATACCTGACCTGCCCATTGCCTATCGACACGACGAGTCCTTCGATGAGTTGCTGCTTGCTGCTGCTGCTAAACTTAAACCCTTCAAAGTGTGCGCCCGTGTTCAACGCTCTCGCACGCTTCTGTAATGACTCTAACACCGGATCGCCTAATCCGGTAGAGTCAATTAGCGCGGGTCTGTCACCGACGAGTTCAACGATCTGATCGATGGTTTCATTCCACGGTCGTTGCCACCGAAGAAGCTGCGTACAGTGACCGTGTTGATCGAGTGCAATCCCGACCGTCCAGTCAACACTCTTCGCAAGATCCCATCCCCATACGACCGGCGTCTCCGTTGAGAAGTTACCGATGCACGATCCGATAGATTCGGATGTGCCAAACGGACAGCCTTCATCATCAGACGGTTCCGCTTCATAGAGTTCCTTGAACGCCGCTGTGTTACCACGGAAGACGCTCTTCGCGTCTAGGACTTCTGCTTCGTCTAAGACGCCAGCCTCAATCGCATCCCAGGCAGTGATCTTCGCGTAGTGCCAACCAGGTTCGCCGCTCTCAGCACGACGGGCGAGTTGATACGCCCAGTTGCGTCGGCCCTTGACGTTGCCAATCACGCGCACCGGTCCACCGGTCGCAGTGATCGTGGTCCGTGCGGCAATCCAGGCGTCCTCCTTGCAGCGCGTCGCTTCGTCGATGACCATCGCATAGACATCTTCGCCGTAGAGTGAGTCGGGCTTGTCTGCCGTCTTGAAGGCGATGATCGTATTCGAGGCACGTATGTGAATCTCTAAGGCTTGTTCGTGTGCGTCATAGAGCGACGTGTCGAGGTATCGCTTCAACCGCTTGAAGGCAATCTTCGACTGCTCACGCACAGGCGCGATCCACCAGTACTGGTTGCCGATCTTTCCCTGGAGAGCTTGCTCGAACAGCCAGATGATACAACCGACTGTCTTGCCGCTTTTGGTGCTGGCCTCGATGACGCTATACCGTTCAGGCGTGAAGATCGCGTCGACTTGTTTCGGATACATCCACGGTCGAGAATACCGAGCGATCACGTCTCGTCTTTCTTACTGGTGAGCAGACGCTTCACGAGTGAGTCTTTGTGCGGCGGCGGTGGAATGTTGAGCTTGATTTCGATCTCGTTGTTCTCTCCGGATCCAAGATGTTCAACCTTGTCTCCATAGGTGTCACGGCGATGGGCTTTCAAAATAAAGATAGCCGCGAGATCGCTCTTCTCTCTCGCCCGTTTGTGCAACGACGCAAGCGTCAGGTCGAGTCCGTCTTCGATAGCATCCGTCCATGCCTTATTGAATGTCTTATCCTTGTCGCGTTCTCGATAGACCACGGCACGACTTACACCAGCCTTTCGCGCCGCAATCGCAACCACGGGCATCACTGCGAGCGTCGCCAGAAAGACCGGTTTCCATTCACCGGCAGACTTCGGACTGACGCCCTTCTTGCGACCTCCACGTTTCTTGGTTGTCGCTGGTGCGGTCTTTTTACTCATGGTAAAACTCGCAACTCGTTCAGGCTTCGCATCTGACCGCTAACATCCAGTCCGTAGCCGAACACGAAGTCATCTCCTATGTGGACTCCTGTGTAAGCAACATGCTGCTCAAGTTCAGCCGCCCTGTTGTCATGGTGCTTGACTAGCAATGCGGCCACGCTGACAGATGCAGGGTTTTTCGAGAAGAGATAGTCCTTTACATACTGCACGGTCGACCCTGTGTCTACGATATCTTCTACCACGATGACGTGTCGATTCTCAATAGAAGAACTCAGACCGCTGATCCTATTCACCGTTCCTGTCGAGTGTGTGTGGTCGTAGCTGTTCACCTTGATGAAGTCGACTTCTGGATACATCGGGCGAGTTTCTTCGGTATCGATAGGATGACTCAGTGCGCGAACCAGATCAGCCATGAACATGAAGCTCCCGTTCATGACTCCAATCAAGACAGGGTCTTTCCCTGCGTAGTCCTTGAGGATGCTGAATGCGATACAACGGACCATCTGCACGATGGCACGGTCGGTCTGTATTAACGCGCCGTCAGTTGGCTTCACTTCGTTAACTCCAAGAACTCCATGCGTGTCTGATGATGGTCTTTGAACTTTCCTCGCATGACTGAGGACACCATTACGCCATCCGACTTGATGCCACGCATACACATACACGTATGGACGCCCTTAGCGACGACGGTGACGCTTGGACTGTTCGTGATTTCTGATACTTCGGTCGCGATGTCATCCACTAGACGTTCCTGTAGCTGAAGCCGATGCGCATACTTCTGACAGATGCGCGGAATCTTCGACAGCCCAATCACGCGATCTGTTGTGATGTAGCCGACTGATAGGTCGCACGAGAACGGCAGGAGATGATGTTCGCATAGCGACCAGGCTCGGATGCCTGACACGACAACCATCTGATCAACCGTCACCGTGTCGAAGGTCGTATCAATCGTTCCAGCGTCGTAGTCGATGAACTCCTGCCAGTACTTCGCGAACCGTCGAGGCGTCTTTCGTAGTCCAGGCCGGTCGATGTCTTCGCCGATGGTCGAGAGCAAATCCCTGGCGATGCGTTCGAGCTTGTCAAACTGCGCGTCGATTGCCATAGGTCAACGTGTGAAGCCTTGTCGTGACGTGATAGTTTCTCGCAATCGAAGCCTCGGCGACATCGCAGAGCGTTTTCTGCACCTTCGCCGCGTCGATGCCTTCAGGCATGATGTAGACCGGACTCAACTGGTGCGTCTTGACCAGCGCGTCAATCTCATCGAAGTCAGAGACATCCTGGACGACAAACTTGAAACACCGTGCGGCGTGCCGATTGAAGGCATCGAGAACCGTCGGCTGATACCGATCTTGTTTTGCGTTGCCGCTGTTCTCTAGCTTCGGGCTGACGTTGTATCGATCAACCTTCAGCAATGGGTCCGGCGCAATGGTGCCAGCCGTCTCCATCTCGCTCGTCCAGCCCTGATCGCGCAGCCGGTCAAGAAGCGGTATAAGCCGCGTAGACTGCAACATCGGCTCGCCGCCGCTGATAACTAGGTGACGGATGAGGTCGTGGCTTAGAGCGCCGATACGAGCCTCCACGGTAGCAATGTCGAGCAGGTGGACTTCCTTTGACTTGTCATACCGCGTCCAGTCCCACGAGAACGGCGTATCGCACCAGGAACACGCCAGATTGCAACCGGCCAAGCGCAGAAAGATGCACGGCGTTCCCATCGTCGGTCCTTCACCTTGGAAGGTTGGGCCGAAGATTTCATTCACCGCGAGAACGTCGCTTGGCACTTCCTCGTCTCCTCCACTGTGCAGCGCACAAGTTCGCAGCCTGTTCCTGCAAGCGCGACCGGTGCCACCGTTTCGACCAGATGCCGTGCCATGTTCTCGGCGGTTGGATTGAACGGCGTCACCACTACGTCATTGGGAAAGTGTTCCCATAGCACGTCTACGCTAGGGTCATCAGCGTAGATCAGAAACCGATGGTCCCATTCAGATTCTAGCCACTCGCAGAGATGGGACTTAATGGCTGAGAAGTCGAGAACGCGGCCAAGGTCATCAATGCCGACATCGGATCGAATCGTGAAATGTACGCGGTAGTTGTGTCCGTGTAAATGTCTGCACTTGTTCTCGTGTCCAGTGACCTTGTGACCGGCGCTGAAGTCATGAAATCTCGTGGCGGTGATCATCGTGTCAGCCAGATAAAAAGTCAGCGCAAATGAGTTCAAGGCACCGGCCTTCGGAGTCGCTGCTACCTTTGCCTGAGTCGTTTATGTCTCGCACCTTCACGCACGCTCTGAGAAAGATCTCGCGCTGTTCTTCTGTCACCATCACGGGCGGCACCTTTCTCATCTCAGTTCCGTCACCATCAGGAAGCTGAAAATCATTCGACCAATCCACGTCAGACAACTTCACGAAATCTTCTAACTGATCAAAGTGGAACGGCATCGTTTCAGTTAGGGACGCAAGGGATTCCTCCGTGTAGTCGTCGCCACCAGCGATCTCTCGGATCAGTTTGGCAAGGTCTGGATAGCTCGGATCGAAGCCGGTCTCGTTGACCTCGATAGCGAGGCGCTTGGCGTCCACTTCAGAGAATGAGCCAAGGTGGAAACACATCGCCTGAGTGATCCCTAACTGCCGAAACGCTACAAGTCTGTGATTTCCGTTAACGACCTCGAATGCTCCGTCATCAAGATCTCGAACTAAGATGCTCTCGACCTGTCCGTTGCGCTTGATGTTTGCGGCAAGCTTCTGTGTCATCTCGTCGTCATCGACCTTGTAGTTCCATTCGGCCAACCGTAAGGCCGACACAGGCGTGTCGCGCCATGCTGTTGCGTTTCGTGTTTTGGTCTTAGCTGTCAAACACAACCCCCTTACCTGTCCACGCGTCGGTAATATATTTCTCGAACAACACCTGAGCCTCGCAGTTGGCGCGAATGCGCTGAACATACGCAGACCCGTTCAACTGTGTATCCATCACCGAACGTTCTAAGTGATCGCGGGAGTCTTGTGTCCAGTGCGACGTGCCGAGCTTGCCTTTGTTCCATCGCATGACCCTTCCCAAGCCTCCACCGATAATCACATTCGTCGAATCGGTGCTGAAGAACGGATACCGCTCCAATGCCCATTGAGACGCAATGCCGAAGCCATGCACACGCTTCGGCCATGCTTTCTGAATAATAGCAAAACACCCGTCAAGCCACTTCCTCAACATTCTCTGCCCGACATGCTCGCTTGCGATGCCACCAAGCGCGAACGCCTGATACTGTTCGCACAAGCGTTCAAGTTCTGTCCATTTCGAGCCTCGATGGAATGTCGGCATCGGAGACAGCCCGTATTCGTTCTCCATGATCTCTGTGTTTGTTTTGGTTTCGTTCATGTTCCCAATCACATCGAGAGCCGCATAGCGGTCAATACTGACCTGATGCCGTTTGATGAATTCTGAATACTCATGAACGTCAATGTGCAGACCTTGTGTGTGAGCAGAAAACGCACCGCAGTCGAGGAACACGTCACAGCTCTCAGGCAGAGGCTTATGCGTAGATCGTTCTGTGACCCACCACTTCATCGGCGAGCCGCGCTTATACGCAAACGTGACAAGTCGGTTTCGCAGTCCAGCACGGCACCACGTTTCTTCATCGCCATCTTGACATTCACCAGCCACGAACAACTTCACACGCGACCCTTTAACTGAGCCGAACGCTTTCCTCGCAACACCAAGCGGCGAGGCTTCGGACCGTTCGTTGCTAACGATTCAAACTTGCGTTCCATGCGTCGCACTTTCCACATCATGGTCTTTGATCGAACTGGTCCGGTTGGCCACTCGCCCGTCTCCTCGTGGAGCTTGAACTTGTTCTCCCTGCTATAGCGGCACACCATTGGATCGATGTCATCAACGACGAAGGTCTCTTCAATTTCACCGCGACTACCCTTGGCCGGATAGACGAGGCTGTCCTCGCTGAACGGAAAGATGGTGCCGCACAGTGGACGAGAACGCTTGGGTTGGTTCCAGGAGTTCGTGCTGCACACAATCGGTGCGGCAACATCGAACTCTGACGCACTTTGAAGACGCCGAAGCCATCCACCATCGTTTCCATAGCCGAATCCATTTACACACGCTCGTCCCTGCTCGTCTTTGCCTTTCGTTGGATAGCCAGCGATCCCAAACTTAATCATGCTCAACACGATATCCGCATTCGACTGAGCGAGAGCGTGCCAGATGTAATTGCTCCACACTTCCCAACAGAACAGAATCGTGACCTCGGCACCCTTCACGTGTGCGGTCCTGGCTCGTTTAGCGAAGGATGTTTCTGGAGAGATTGCGATCTCACTCTTTGCGTCAATGTGGTCGTATGCAGGAAGCATCATCTTGTCGAAGGTGCCTGTGACGCCTCTCGTCGGGTCGACGACAAAGATTCGCTCTCGTCGCTGACGCAATAACGGATCATCAATGACCGCACCGAACGCGATTCCGGTGTCGTGTTGTTTTGCTAATTCAAGAACTGGGCCGACAACGGTGTCAGCGTCATAGCTCAGAGGTTCGCCGGTCTTGAAGAACATCTGCTGGACGCCACCGAATAACTCTTGAGGCGTGACGAATAACTCGCACGGGTGACTCGTAAGTGCATCGTCAAGCCATGACAGCTTGTCCTGAAATGAATAGCATTGGCGAGGAACACAACTTACAACTCTCATGATTGTCTTTTTTAGCTGTCACCTTTTGAGCCTTGTCTCTTGACATAC